CCGACAGGTACGCATGGTTCCACGCGCCGCGGATCGCCCAGACGTTCCCCGCGTTGACCTGCGAGGCGAACCCGGAGGCGCGGACCTCCTTCGCGCCAGTCACGGGAGCCGACCGCATGTTGCATCCCGCCAGCATTCGCGCCATGTGCAACACCTGGTCCTTGCCGGCCTGCCCGGGGTCCTGCGGAATGCGGATCAACGCCGCGCGCCCGTCCACCTCCGCCGCCCGCCGCATCTGCGCGTCTCTCTCGTCCGGGGCCCACCTCCCGCGAACTACGTCGAGCACTCCAAACGACCCATCCGCCGCCCGACACATCAGCACGCCCACCGTGTAGTCGCCTCCACCTGCAGTCGCCGCGAAGTCCCATGCTCGGCAGAGAGCGACAGGAGCCGCCGGCGGATCGTCCACGATTCGAACTCTATCCGGCTTGAAGATCGAGCCCTCTCGCGGTTGAGGGTTCTGCTGGTAGAGTGCTTCAAAGCTGCGTTCGCCATCGTTCTGGTCCATAATGGCCTTGATACGTAGCAACGCGTCACGATCGTACCGCTCGGGCCACAACGCCTCGCCCGGCGCGCGGCCCAGAGGGTCGTTCTCCTTCGCGAGAGCAGGCAGGCTCAGCACCCGCCACCTGTCCGGCTCGCTCGCAATCGCCCGCGCGTCCAGCCCGTCCTCGTGCCACGGCGTCATCACGATCACAATCGCGCCGCCCGGGTCCAACCGCGTCAGCAGGTCGTCCGTGTAATGGTCCCACGCCGCCTCCCGCTTGACGTCGCTCTCGGCATCCTCCCGGCTCCGGATCGGGTCGTCGATCACGATTAGGCGGAACCCCGTGCCGGTAGGCGGACTGCCCATGCCGCGCGTCATCATCACGCCGCCTGCCGTCGTGTGCCATTCGTCCGCCGCCGTGCTGTCCTGCGCAATCGCAATCCGGCCCGCCGCGAGGTTCCGCGCCTTGCGCCCCAGCCGCCGCGCGAACCGCTCGTTGTAGCCCGAGATGAGCACGTTCGCGGCAGGGTCCAGCTCCAGCATCCGCACCGCGAGACGGACCGTCACATTCTCCGTTTTCCCGTGCCTCGGCGGCATCCTGACGGCCAGACGGTCGCATCGTCCCTGCAAAACGTCGTCCACGTCGCGCGCCACTCGCCGAATGTGTCGCGGTAGATACCAGCCGTGTGGGTACGTCTGCAGCAGCCAGTCGGCGTAGTTCGCGTCACTCGCCGACAGTTTCTTTGCCAGCAGCCGCAGATAGTACTGTTCCCTCAAGCTCCGCGATACGCTGTCGGAGTTCGTCATCGGATAGGGCAGCGACATCCATTTCCACCTGTGATCGAACGGGCGGATTGTAGACGTTCGGGCGCTTGTGCTTGAGCAGGAAGATCAGCAGAGTGTCGCTCGATTCGCGGGCCCGCCTATAGGCCACGTCCTCCAGCATGTCGATACCGCGCTGTTCAGCCTCCGCCCATCGGCGCGCGAACTCCGGGTTGTTGTGGCGGTAGAGGTAGACGGTCATGCGGGTTATCCCAGCCGCAGCCGCCGCATCAGTCACAATCCCGGTATCCGCGAGCGCCTGAAAGAAACGCCCCCACCATGGTCTTTCTGTGGTATAGTTCGTCATCCTAAACTTCTCCGACCTCCGGCCTACCCAGAAACGACAGAAGCCCCTCCGGGGGCGTCGGCCCTCGGCGAGGCTTCGCAAAGCCGCCAATGTTTGATTGTCGTGCTATTCTACGCGAACCCTGCCGCGTTTGTCAAGCACTATCTGCAAATCCATCACGCATATTTGGGAAACGACGGCGCAGACGAGCATCCTGTGGTCCCAGCGGACGTACTGGTTGCAGTGTCCGTCCGGGCAGCGGCCCGTTCTGACGCCAGTGTACGGGTCCTCCCGCTCATCATGGACGTGCACCGCTAGCATGCCGTTACCCTCCCGCTCGATCAGCGGGCGACCGCAGGCCGGGCAGACGAGGAGCGGGAGGCGTACCATTTACCAGCGATTATCCGTGATACATACCGGATAGGCGAGCCCGTCCTCGTCGTAGATCGTTACGCTGTCGGCCATTCCGAGCATCGTGAGCAGCTCCGGCATCGTAGGTTTCGCTCCGCGCGGTATGATCACCGTCACGAACTCTAGCCTCAACGGGTCCTCAGGCCATTCGTCCTGCCCGTAGGTAAACGTCTCCTGCCGGAGGGTCGCTGGAAACCGCGGCGCTTTGATGCGTAGCGAGCGCCAAGCCCGTTCCCAGGCGAGAACGTGCTTTGCCCCCCATGCCGAGACGTTCACGTCGTACTCCGTCCGCCCATCCTGCATTACTCCGCGCACGATGTCGCCGTTGTCGCGTCGGATCGTAACCGCGCGCGTCGTGTGTCTGCCCGATCTAAGCGAGCTGACGCTGATCTCCGTGTTCCCGCCCTTCGTCTCGAAGTATAGGGTATAATTGCCTGCGCAGTAGGAGAACTTCATTTCGCCGATGTCCGAGTCGTTGTCGCAGTTTGGCGCATGCATCTGCATGTCCTGCAGACTCGGACGCGCTTCGCATTCGGTCCAGCCGTCGCCGTCTCGCGGGATCAGCTGTGACCATCCCCAGCTGAGACCGTACTCACGAGCTATCCAGACTGCAGTGTTCGCGATCTCCAGAGGGCATTTCGCCCAGACCCGTTCCTCGTTCATCTCATCGCCTCCTCGATCTCCGCCTTGATCGGCTCCAGCAGCTCGCGTAGCCGCCGGGCGATCCTAACAACGCGCTCCGGGTCGTCGGACACTACGATCTGTCCGAACGACAACATCCGCCTTTGTTCCGGCGTGCACCCGCTCGCCTTCGCCTTGCCGGGCGCCTTTAGCTCGACGAAACACCACAGGGTCCCGGCTATATGAACGGGGAGGTCAACCATGCCGGGGTCTGATCCCGACAGGTCCACCCGGTGTTGCCCGACGCGCAGGGACTCGAACCCAGCATAGGCGAGTGCCTGCTTCGTCGCCGAGACAACCGCGGCCTCCGGGTTCGTTCGCCGGGCCCTCCCACCGCGCACCAGCGCCGGCGCGTCCGACGCCTTGCGACCGCAGGCGAGACAGACCCAGCCCACGCGAGTCCGGGCCGCAGTGGGCAGTCGTAGCGGGCGCATCTCGGCTCCGCAACACATCGGCGCGCCGGCGCTCATTTCGCATCCTCCGTTGGGACGAGCCCGTATGCCTCGTAGTTCGGCAGCGGCAATGGGCCGTCCTGCGGTCGCCATAGGTGCAGGCAGTACGGGTTGATTCGCGCCTGATTGCGGGACGGGTGATACTGCAGCACCGTTTCGTCGGGCTCCCAGATCGCGTTCCGCACGACCTCCATTTCCAGCCAGGTCGGCGGGCGGTCTCGGAGGCTCACGCTCACGTGGTCCCAGTTACTGCCCCATGAGACGATGAGCCCCAGCACCTCCGGCGTCATGCCCATGAGGATGCGTTTCTGCGCCGCGAACCCCGAGTCCGTCCGCTGCAGAATGCGCACGCTGCGAGGGTTGCCCATCAGCTCCCTGATCTCGTCGTTGCTCTCGCACTTCCAGAACGGCTTCATCGTCCCTCTCCTCCTCCTGCAGAATCGCTCCACAATGCCCGCAGAGCGTCGCAAACCACCTATCCTGCTCCTTACTACCCTTCGCCCCTATCTCTTCTCTCCGTGTCACGTAGCGCGATTATGGGGCATTCTGGCTTGAAGTCGCGCTCGCGGTCTCGGTCTCTGCGTCGTTCTCAATGCTCACGATCTCGACGTTCTGCACCCACGCCTCCCAGTCCTCCGCCTCGCCCGAGTAGATCACAGGCGGAATGTGCTCCATGAGCCGTATCGCGACCTTGAACGGGTCAATATCTCCCGAAACGTGGCAATGGGCCTTGAAGGTGATGGTCATTCTCTGTTTCGCTCCTCGCCGGGTGTAGGATGTAGGATGATGTACCTTTTTTTCGTATTTTGCCTTTTGCGCGCGTAACTCTACATAGTGTATAGACTCTATATAGAGTCTTATAGACTCTATGCTGTAATATACGCCCGCGCGCGCGGGGGTCCTGAAAGACCCGTGAAAGGTGAAAAGCCACTTGTGCCATTTACGACCATTCGCGAATCCTTAGAGTTTCCTAATGTTCTGGCATGCCTCGAGTCGGCGAACGTCTCTCGAAGTCGATTATCTGCGCTAGCTGATCTCAAATGTAGGGTGTAGGGTGTAGGGAGGGTGTATGGTTTTTTGCCTTTTTTTTGAGCTCTGACTCATATAGAGAAAAACCCAAAAAAAGGTACACCCTCCCTACACCCTACACCAGGCCAAGATTATCCCTGTCGAGCAATCCGATCCCTTGCCACCGCATGCCATGTTTCCCCCTCATGGAGGCGAACCCACGCTCGGCCACGTGGCGGCTGAAGTCCTTGTGGTTCATCGCGCGTTCGCCACAGACGCGGGCCCATTCGGCGTACGCCGTGTAGAGCTCCGTCGAGCCGCAGGTGTACTCGCCCGAAATCACGCACCGCTCGTCGAGAAAGTCTTTGAGCGGGTCCATGTCCTCACGATAGGCGGACGTCGCCTCGCGGACCTGCGGCGGTGCGCCAAGACCCTCCCGCTGCCAGCGCAGGCACCCCTCGACCGCCCACGACAGAATGCCGCGCGCCTCGGCCTCGAATCGCCGGTCGATCTCGCGCCGAGGGATCAGCGCGTCGTCCGGGATGCGCACGGTGAACGGAATCAACGGCAGGCGGTCCCAGATAGCCTGGTCAGTGCCGCGCACGCGCGGTTTGTGGTTCGTCGCCAGCCAGATTTTGAAAACCGGCTTGAAATCGAACCACTCGCCGTGCAGGAACCGCGCCGATATCGTGTCGCCTCCAGTCAAACTCTTGACCATGCTCTCGGCGAGACGTTGACCGTCCTCGGCCTCCGACGCGTAGACGTACCGCGCCCCAGCGAGCCGGGCAATGTCATTGGGAATCGTTCCCTGCTGTTTGACCATCAGCGTCGACGTCGGCGTACGGACCGCATAGGTCCCGAATAGGTTTGCGATCGTCTCGATCATCGTCGTCTTGCCGTTCCTGCCTATGCCGTGTAGGATGAACATCACGCGCTCGTCTGTCAGACCCGTCAACGAGTAGCCGACGGCCCGCTGCACGTATGCGCGGGTCTCGGCGTCGGGAATGATTGTCGCGAGGAACTGCTCCCAGTACGGGCACTCCTCGCATGGGTCGTACTCGACCCCGCATAGGCGTGTCAGGAGCCGCTCCGCCTTGTGCGTCAGGAGCTCTCCCGTGCGCAGGTCCACCACGCCATTCGCGCAGTTGAGGAGCCACGGGTCGACGTCGAAATCCTGCATCCGCACGGGTATCCCCGGCTCGGACTGCGCGAGCGCCAGCATGGCGCTGCGTTTCGCGTTCGATTCCGAGGCAATCGCGTGTTTGGCCAGTTCCTCGCGCTCGGCCTTCGTCTTGCAGGCCGATACCTCGTCGTGAATGGCCATCACGGTGGCCTTCGCGATCTGCTGGACCCGCGCGTCGTCCTGCTCCCAATGCGTGCCGGTCCAGACGTACCATGCCTTCCGGTCGTAGGAATACCGTAACTCATGCCCATGCCATGCCGCCAGACGTTCGGCATTGCCCGTGTCCGTCGCCCGGCGTACCTCGGTCTCCTCCGTCTGCACCGGTACCCATGCGGACGTTTCTTTAGCCAGTCGAACGAGCTCGGCAAGCGTGCCGCCGGCCTCGATCCAGTCGCTGACATCGCCCTTGGGCAACAGATTCGGCAGGTGCACGACGCGCACCATTCGCGCCACGCCGTACAATGACCGCGCCACCTCCTGCGCATGCTCCTCGCCGGGCTCGTCGTTGTCCGGCAGAATGATCACCGAGGCCCCGCGCAGGTATTGCGAATACTCGTCCAGCCACTTGCCAGCACCGCCGGAGTTGCACGTCGCTACGCAACCGAGTTTCCGCAGGTTGTCGACGTCCTTCTCACCCTCGACGACGAGCACGGTTTTACCCTCGCGCGCCCGCGCCACGACCTCCGGCAGGCGGTATGGGACGCGCTCCACGCCGGTCAGGTTCCAGAGCCATCCGCCGTTCGCTGCCGGCCTGCGTTGCTTGAACACCTTCTTGCCGTTGGGGAGTGGAGGATATCGGAGGACCTGGTAGAGGAGTTGGCCGTGTGCGTCCGTGTAGTCGTAGACGACCTGCGGGGGAACGTCATGGCCGTAGTCGTGCTGGGGCGGTTTGTGCCCGTTCGTGCTGGGCCGCTCCGCCGGTTTATCCGGCCAGAGACCGCGCGCCTTGAGCGCGGTAACGACCGCCTCCTGTGAGCATCCCGCATGACAATGGACGAGGATCGTACCATCGCGCTCAGTGACGCTCAGACTGGGGGAACCGTCGTCGTGCGCCGGGCAATGAACGGACCCGCGGGGAGATCGGCAACTGCAACCGGGCCGGTCACAACGGAGAGCATCACGAATACGGTCCACCTGAACTACCGAATGCATGTCTCCCTCCCTGAAACGCAAAACTGGCCCTGGAGAGAACCTGGTACGCCTGGTTGGCAGTCCCCGCACAGGTCGAGGTCGGCGAAGCCAGGCCCTCTCTAGGGCCAGCAATCCTGTGTAGTCTGGCGCTGCCAACGCCTCTGATTGTTGGTCACATTGTAACGCATGGCGGGGCGAATGTCAATGCCGATCTACGCCTCTCCGTCCCACGGCTCGGGCTGCTCCGCCCATGCCAGCACGCGCGCGGTCAGAGGCTCAAACCCGTCGAGGTACCACTGGTCACTGATGTACGCCGCCATCGCCGTGAACCGCTGCCCGCGGCGCTCAATGGTCACCAGCACGCGCCCACGGGTGTCGGGCAGACATTCACTGCAGGGGTGCCAGATCAGTTTAGCCATCGTCCTCTCCTCCATCCTCCTCCGCGTCGCAGTTCTCCTCGCCCAGGAACGAGATGAACCCTCCGCTGTCCAGCCTCGCCACCGCCGCGGTGTAGTCCTCCGCCTCGACGACGCAGACGATCGTGCCCGTCGCTCCATCTGCGCGCCGCCGAATCCTGTCACCGACCCGCATCTCCTGTTCCTTCCCGCCCAATGCGGTCGATCTCGTTGTTGAACCAGTGTATCCATTGATTCGGTTCGAGACAGACGTAGACGATCTCGCATGGCTCCGGGCCATTCTCCGTCTCGCGCTCGCCCTGAACGACCTTCTTTACGCGGCCCAGCAGTCCTGTAGCCCGGTGTTGCACAACGTCACCCACCTGCATTCTCGGTTTCATGAGTCGCCTCCCGTTGCATCCATCTCCTGCCCCCCCATCCTATGCGTCGATCTCGCTGTCCCACCAGACCGCATGCTGCCCGGGTTCGAGCGCGACAGAGAACACTCGGTAGGTCTCTGTCCCGGCGGCGGTCTCGTACGTCCTAACTGCTACGGACTCAATCCTGCCGAGGAGCCCGGTCGCCTTGTGCCGGATAACGCCGTCTCCCCGGTTACTGCCGGTCACGTCATCCGTGCCAGGGGGTTCCGGCTCGACCAGCTCCAGATTCTCCTCCCAGTAGGACCAATGTGCACCCCACGGCATCTCGCAGGTCACGATCGTCGCGGGGCGCGGGATCAGCTCGTCATCGCTTCTCCTGCGCGGCGCGCTGCTCACCCGCACGACGCGCGCTCGAACTCGGTCCGGCCCGCAGAACACCACGTCGCCCGGTTTCATGCTCTGCCTCCAGGTTTGTCCTGCACCTCCACCTCGTCCGTCCACCAGACGGCGGTCTGGTTTGGCAGGAGTTGCACCGAGAGCGCCTCAAACGGCAGGTCCGTGTCCCCGATCCTGCGCGTCGTCTGCATCGCGCCGGTAACGCGCCCCAGCAGGCCCGTCGCGACATGTTTCACAGTGCTCCCAACGCGCGCCATCGTCGGCGTGCTCTCGACGTCCCACGTCGCAGGGTCGGCAGGCTCCAGATCATCGGCCCAGACGTCCCATTGACCGCGCCAGGGCATCCCAACGGTCACCATCGTCGCATCCTCGGTGCGCATTGTGATCGTGTCGGCAATGCGCGGCTCCGTGCGGACTGCCACGACCCTCCCGCGTAGACCGAGACGCGTGTGGACCACCAGATCGCCGGGTTTCATCGCTCGTCCTCCTCCTGTTCGCGCCTCACAATGCCCCGTCGAGGTCGGTTGGTGCGTCGGCACATGGGCGGTTTGTCCTCGTCACCAGCGCAGTTTTTGCCGCTTCCCCCGGACGACACTGCGCTGGTTGCCTACTGCTCTAGGATGGTCGGTTTCTGTCCCTCCTCTCCCCGCGAATCCGTTCGCGGTCTGTTATCTCGCCACCTCAAGCGGCGGAAGCAGTTGTTTGACCGTCGGCGCAACGTCCGCAGGCCGCGTCACGGTCACTGTCAGAACCTGCGGGCCGGTGTCCGGCTTGCGCGCGATCGCAGTCAGCACCCATGCCAAGCAGATCATCCCAACGCAGGCGCACAACGCCCGCATGTACAGACCCGCGATCCTGTATCGGTCCGTCATCGCGCGGCCTCCTTACCGTTTGCCTCCGGCTCGGCCTCGATCACTTCGCCCGTCTCGGGGTCCACCTCGACATCGGTCATCGACGGCGTGTACGCCTCCCCATCGGCCGACTCAAGGGCGACGGCTTTGGCCATCTCCACCGACATCGGGAGGTACTTAGCCAGCCTACGTACCACCGTCTTACGGGCCATCTCGGCCCAGTCGGTCTCCCACGGGCCGGACGCCCCTGCCCGGCTCCGCTTGCGGACCAGCTCCACCTCGGCGCGCGTCATCACGTCGAACATCGGCGTTTCCGTGTTGCGCAGTTTCGCCACGGCATATACGTGGGTGATCCTCGATGGGTCCCGGTCCCCATCGAACCGCGGGTTGTGCACGATCTCGGGCCGCGTCCCCAGGTGTACGTGGAACTCGTCATCCTCGTAAACTGCCCACGCCTGCACGGTCTCCACCTCTCCGCTGCGCCGCGCGAGGGTGATAAGGCCCCTGAAGCCCACCAGCAGCTGGCACTGGTCCTTATACGGCATCAGGTAACATTCGCCCAATGCGCTGCCCGGATCGAGCCCGAGCTCGGCCGCCATCATCGCGGCCCGGTAGATTGAAAGCATCGTGCAGTTCCGCAGGGCTGGCGTGCGCGCCACGCAGTTCAGCACGACGCGCGCGAGACGGTCGGCGGACACGTGCCGCGCGGCGGCCTGGGCGATATCGGCCTTGCGCGCCTCCAGGTACTGCGCGAGCGTCTTTAGGTCGTTGCCCACGGGCCTGTTCACGCTCACCATCTGCCCGGCAGTGGTAGTACTTGCCATTATCCTCTCCTTTCGGTCTTGAACGGGGTCGTAAACACCCGCGGCCCCAGCTCCGGCGTATGTTTGCGAATGAGCTCCTCGCTCGGGTTCAGCTCCTGCGCGATTGCCCGCCATGCCGGCGCGCCCTTACGGTTCCTCCACGTGAACACTCCGCGGGAGGTGCGCAGGGCCTCTGCGTCGCCCATCGCCGCCTTGAGACGGGCGATACACTGTTCCTCTGCCTGCTCCGCGCCCTCTCGCGCCGCCCGTGCAGCCTCCAGTCTTGCGACGACCTCCTCCAGCTCGTCATCGGCGTCGATCGTCGGCCCCACGTGCCATGGGTACAGTTTCTCTAGCAGGTCGCCGTCGTTCTCCGTCGGCTCCGGTGCGACGCTACCCCGAATGTTGTAGGCCCAAAACTCGCGGGCGGACTCTTCCATTTTCCGGGCAACGCGAATGTCGTACTCGACCTCGTAGATGCGAACGTCGTCGACCCCGAACAACGCGATCAGATAGGCCACGGGCCCACGCCCGGTAACATGCATCTGCCAGACGACCTGCAAGCGCTCATGGAGCGGGATTATGTCACTGCCCGACGGGCCGTATTCGTTCGCGAGGTATGGCGAGTGTGTCTTGATCTCTACCAGTCGATGGTCGCGAACGCGCTCGTAATCGGGTGAGGCGGCAATGAACCGATCCGGCTCGGGCCACCGGCAGAAAGACGCCTTGCGCAGCACCTCGCCGGTCTCGTCCGTGTAGATGCGGGCGACGTACGGCTCCATCCGCAGGCCGCGCAGCATTTGCGCGTTTGGCGGTTCGGGCTCGACTTTGCCCGTCTTTTCGAGATAAACCGCCAACGGCGTCTTCCACGGGCTTGCGCCCATGATGGCCACGACGTCCGTAGCGCCCAGGTAGGTTCGGCGCTCGCGCAGCCATTCGGCATGCTGTTCGTCGTTCATCATTTGATCAGCACCCCCAGCTCCAGGATTGCGTCCTGAATGGAGTCCATCGCCTCGTGAAGGCCCCAGAAGTGCCGATTCCGCTCATCGGTCATCTGGCCGGGATGTTCCGAGGAGAGCGTCTGGCTGAATGCGTCGTTCACCTCGTCGACGTACGGCCTCAGCTCCATCGCGATCTCGTGGAGTCTGACCATGAGCAGGGCGATTGCATGGCGCGTCCTCTCGTCGGTCATAGCTCGCCTCGCTTTCGCGCGTGCATCTCGGCGATTGTGTGCAGCCGCATGGCATCTGCCGGGCCGAGAACGTGCACGCCCCGGCGGCAGTGCGTGCAGCGATACTCGTAGAATCCGCGGTCCGCGAATGTCTCGACGTAGCGGCAGAGTTTGCCCGGCATGTCGGCCCGCAGCGGGCATTGCACCTCGCGCGGCGGCTCTGGGAGCCACGTAGCATCTGGAGCGCTCATACCAGTCCCTCCCGCTCCGCGGCCTCGCGCAGGGCCAGACGCACGGCCTCCGCGACACTCACGCCCAGCCGCGCGGCCTGCTCCCGCGCCAGCCTGCGGCTCTCATGGTCCAGATTGTCGAGGATTCTCATGTCGTTAGGGCGGCGAGGCCGGGTTGTCAGCGCGTTGAACGTCCGCCACTCCTCCGGGCGGCAGTTCGGGCAGGGAACCGGGTCACCCCACGCGCGGTCAACGCCCCTGCCATTGCATATCGCACACGTCGGGCCGCCCCCCAGGAGTTCAGCGTTTCGCGCGATCTGCTCCGGTGTCGCTCCGGCGGCGTCTGCCTCGGCAATGAGCCGGCAGTTGTAGCAGATACCGTCCGGCTCTGTTGCAGTCTCAAAACCGCAGCCGACGCACCTGAAACGTTCCTGTGGTACACTGTTTCTGTCCATCCGTTCCATCTCCTCCGGGGCTCGCTCGGCTCGATCCGGGCGGGCCTCCTCTCATTGAGCAGCAGCGATTGTTTCCTGCTCGTCGATCTCGGCGAGCGTCCTGCCGAGTTTGTCCAGCGCGATCTCCTTGCACAGTCGCGCGAGTTCGTCGCACGATGGGGCCTCTGGTATGACCGCCTCCCTCTCGATAGCCGACAGCAGGCTCCATCGAATGCCTGCGCGTCGGCAGAGCTCGGCCTGCGTCACCTCCAGGGCCCTCCGCCTCGCCCTCAGCTCCCGTCCCGTCATGGTTCATCACCTCCACGCCTATCATATCGGATAGACGCGTAGTTGTCAATAGGTTCCGCAGGTTTTTTTCTAGACGCGGTCCACGCCTGCCTGGTTTCCTGAGCGTAAACGACGCCTTCGCACTCTCGCCGAGCCCAAAAAAACTTGGGATTTTTTGCCGCTCCCTATTGACAGCGTACCTACAACGTGGTATAGTATAGGTGTAAGAACAAACCCGTAAGCCGCCACCCGCAAGGGGCGCAGGGAGGAGGCCTTCGATGATCTCCGTAGCGTTCGTAGTGCGCCGCAGTTGGCGCGCCCATCTGATGTACTCCCGGGAGGAGGATCGCTGGTACCTCCTGATGGAGTTTGATGACGAGCGAGAGTTCGCCGACGATACCGCGGACCCCAAGCCCGTCGATCTGCGCCCGTGCTCCAAGGCGCATGCCCGCCGCCTGCTCTATTTTGACGGCCGGCAGGACCTCATCGAGCAGTACCGTGACGCCCTTGACCCGCGGCGCGGCGACCACGCTCGATAACGCCGAAACCGGCCGTGACGCCGGTCTATGACAGGGCGGCTCCCTGCATACTGACGAGGCAAGCCCAAAAAAACTTCGGGTTTTTTCTCGACAGGGGTTGACAGTGTAGGTACAGTGTGGTATAGTATAGTCGTAGTGAGGAACCGATAAGCCGCCACCCGAGAGGGGCGCACGGAACCGGAGAGAACAATGATCACCATCACCCAGACCAACGGAAACGGGCGCAACATGATCCGCGGATGCCGCGTCACCATCCGCCGCGATGGCGAGATCGTCGACCAGTTCGTGGTGCCGGTTATGTGGCACGGGGTCGACTACTGCAAGGCGCACCCCCGCGGGCGCTACGGCCAGCGGTTCTACGACGCTCTGGAGGCCGCGGTCCAGGAGTTCAACGCCTAACCTGCCGAAACCGGCCTTCGGGCCGGTCCACGGGGAGGTGGTTCCCCCCGTGCTGATGAGGCAAACCCAGCCCGCGTAAGCCGCCACCCGCAAGGG